AACCCTGACAAATATGTTATTGCCGCACTGAGGCACCCTGACGATCCAACAATACCAATCCTGCAGATTCATTTTGCGTCTCCGTTCATGGGGTATCTGTATGTGGTTGCTGAATTCACTGACGGTCAGATATGGCACTACTGGCTTGAAGAACTGGATGGGTGGTCTTCTGGAACGGATTACATGATTGGAGACAGGGTATTTCCGACCACAGAAAATGGTTATGCCTATCAGGCAACAAGAGCCGGTGCTTCCAATCCAGCATGGCAAGCAAATGTAGCACGTACCATAGGTGATATTGTTGAGCCTTCGGTTTACAACGGATTCAAATATACAGTGGTAGCCACTAGCGGAGCAAACCCTTCTTCTGGTCCGTTTGAGCCGGATTGGCCTACAGAAACAGGAGCACAAATCACCGAGAATACAGATGGGTCCAGTGGGTCAACACCTACTGGAACAGTGGTTGATCCTGATCCTAACAAGGGCAGCATACCAGACAGATACAGCAATCCTGCTGGCGGTTTTTTTAGCGGATCGGTGTTCTGATGCCACTCGCAACATGGACTCCAGGGACACTATACCTTCCGGGCGCACTGGTACAGCCAGCCATTGTCGGATCGGTTGTCAATACTGCCATACCGAATGCTAATTTTGAATCTGGAGACACCGGCTGGACAAAGGGTACTGGGTGGTCGATAAACGGTGAATCGGTTTATGCAGGATCGTATTCGGCAAAATACGCCGGACCTGGTGTTGCTGAACTTATAAACAGTACCAAAATTGCCGTATCTCCGGGCAAGAGCATCACTGCCCAAGTCCTTATACAGCAAGGAGCATCGGCGGATGGTGAGGCGAATGCCGCGATATTCCTTCGATGGTACACGGCTGCTGATGCGCTCATTGACACAGATTCGGGAAATATTGTGTCAACAGGTGCAGCAGGTATCTGGAAACAATCAAGCGTAACTGCCGTTGCTCCGCCAACTGCCGCTAAAGTATCAGTTGGTGTTTCAGCTAATAACGATTTCGCACCATTGTATGTTGACAATTTCCAGTGGGATTACATTACTGGAGGGGCATCAACAGGACTGGTATTCAAAGCCGTACAGACCGTAGCGGGAATGAGTGGGCTTATTGAGCCGGTTTGGCCAATCATTCTTGGCGGCACAGTTGTCGATAATGAAGTCACCTGGGAGGCTGTTACTGCCGGTTCTGTCACATGGGAAGCTTCCAGTGTGCTGACAAGTGGAGGGTCTGAGCCTACTTGGCCGGAAGAAACTGGAGCCTTCGTAAGCGATAACAACATTTCATGGGAGGCTGTTCCATTACGCATTACCGATGAAAATTGTCCGCAAACAAAGGTTGTCGCAATAGCTGCCAGCAAGGTATTTGCTGGAGACGCTGATATAGTACGATTTTGCGCTACCCTTAATGCGAGGGACTGGACTAGCGAGGAAGACGCGGGATTCCTGCCCACAGGGCTGCAGCAGAAGGGTCAGGTTGGTGTGGATGCGATGGGAGTATACCGCGGCAATCTGGCGGTTTGGAGTCCTGGTACATTTCAGATTTGGCAAGTTGACCCTGATCCACAAGCCATGTCCCTTCTGGATTCAATGGAAGGAATTGGCTCCATCTATCAGCAAGCCGTGCAGCCAGTGGCAAATGATCTGTTTTTCCTTGCTGCCCTTGGTGTTCGAACCATAAGCGTTACTGCTGGCTCACAGAGCCTTTCAACCGGGGATGCCGGTGTTCCAATTGACGTACTCGTACAGGCGGAGATTGATCCGTCCGTTGAGCCAATAGCAACATACTACCCAAGTGCGGGGCAGTATTGGCTGGCATTCAGGACGTTAACCATCCCTGTGATTGCCGTTGGTGCCTTCCTGCTCACCAGCACGATCTATCCGGTTGAAGCAATTGATGGCATGTACCTGTCTGCCTCTTTGCAGTCTGGTGAGTTACAGCCAATGCCGGTTGATAGCGTAGATTTGGATTGGGTGATCAATCTTAGTGATCTCCACGCTGTTTTGATAACAACTCCGGTCATTCCGGATGCAATGGATTTAGATTGGTCAATTACCACCAGTGATCTCCACGCTATTTTGCTCAGTACCCCATCACCCATTCCAGACAGCATGGATTTGGATTGGGTCATCCAGAATAGCGACCTTGACACAGTTTTGGTTACTGGACTGATGCCGGATGAGGCATTGGGTATGACTGTGACCTTCAGGGACACCGAATCAAATATGACGCCAGTGTGAGCAAGCAAATGATTCTACTGCCAAAATACCAAGACAGGGAAATCATCATTCCATCATCCGCGGGATATGGTATCAAAGGTGAGTTTCGTCTCGTGCTGATGGATTGCATGGGGAAGGTTATCCGTGATACCGGGTGGTTCCCCAATCTGATCACACAGAGAGGTCTAATCAATGTTTCAAATTCTAACTGGAACAGTTATACGCATATTGGCAGCAGTTCCGCGGCACCTTCATATTACGATACAACCCTAACTTCGCATCTTGCATATAGCAATACGATTCAAAGCCAGGTAGACGCAGTTGCCGGTGCGCCGAACTATGAGGTTTCCACTACCTTAGCCAGAAGGTTTGCTGCTGGTGTTGGGACTGGAACCATTCGTGAAATGGGCATTAATAATTCATCATCTAACACAGCTATGTGTATCCGATCACTGGTCTCTCCAGCGATCACAAAGCTTGCAGATCAGGTGCTTGACGTTTATCACAAGTTCAGTATTTACCGAAGACTGACGGATCAAACTGGTACTGTTTCTATAGGCGCGGGATCGTACAGCTACACATTGAGGGGATTGAACATAGATGAAAGCTTTACAAAATATGCCCTTTCCCCTTTCGTGCCTAATCCTTCCCCTAATTACAGTGGCGTATCGAATGGAGGATTAGTTGCATTAACCGCACAACCGGCACCATCAGTCGTGCAAAGTGCTGGTATTACAACAGGCTCAAAGGGTGAAGGATACACGAATTTCGCAGTAAACTTCGGACTGAATGAGGGTAATATCAGCGGTGGATTCAATCTGCTTTTCGTATACGACCAATTCAATTTTACTGGTGGTGTGCAGGTTTATCTCAGTCCCAAGGTGCCAAAAACCGCTTCCGATGTAATGACCATCAACATGCAGATGACTTGGGCGGCACGGTGATAATTTGTGAGCCTAAACGAGAAATCATGCTTCCGCAAATCAATATTAACTGCGGGATGCGTGGTTTTTTTCGGTTGCGGACGTTTAACAAATTCAGTGGCAAGCAACGTTTAGATACCGGCTGGTTTCCAAATACTATCCTTACCTCTGGTCGCAATATCATGGCGACCCAGGCAGTCTGGACAAACTGGTGTCATGTAGGCACTAGCTCCACAGCACCATCTGCCAGTGATACATCATTGCTTGGGTTTGTTGCCGCAACAAGCACGATCCAGGCGCAGTCGTATGCAGCACAAGCCAGTGCGCCTTATTATGGGTGGTTTCGTAAAACGTACAGGTTTTCTGCCGGTGCAGCCACAGGAAATCTCAGTGAGGCTGGTGTTGGGTGGGGTTCGTCTGGAGCAACGCTAATTTCCAGGGCATTGATTGTGGATGCTTTTGGATCACCGACAACCATCACGGTCCTTTCGGATGAGTGGCTGGATGTAACCTATGAATTACGCTACTACCCTCCATTGGTCGATGTGAATGGCACGGTGACACTGAACGGGGTCTCTTACAATACAGTAACAAGGGCGGCATCTGTTACTGGAGAAGGCAGTTGGGCGCAATACATCGGAACAAAGATTGCTCCGAGTGCTTCTGGAACGGTTTGGAGAGCATTTGACGGAGCACTTGGCGCAATTACCACTCTACCGTCCGGTAATATTGCGTACTGTGACAACAATGGCCAATTCAACCAGAGTTACGTCAACAACAGCTATTTCATAGATATGCAATGTGACACCGGACCTACAGGGTGGAATCTTGGGGCTGGTATTCGCTGCTTGTCATTTATTACGAGTGCTGGTGCGTACCAGACCAGTTTTTCAGCCGTGAGTGGAGGCGGGAGAATTCCAAAGACAAGCCTCTATACGATGAAGATGGTCTGGAGAATTGCTTGGGCGGAGGTTCCCGCGCCATGAGCATCCCGCAATATAGAGCATCCAGTTTACTCATGCCTGGTCTGTGGGTTTACCCGGATAATCTGGAGAACCAATATCTCTACGATTATGAGTTGGGGGGGATCGGTCTGTATGACACAAGTGCCGGTTTGAGATACCAGGCATGGGTTCTTCAACTGCTTGGTGATGATGTTGTTATATCAGCAGATAATTGGCCACAAACGGTACTTTTCACCAGAACGGGTATAACAGAACTTTCACTGGCGTTTGACCAGAATATGCACCCTTTTGTAGCGTTTGTTGAAAACGATGTTGCTAAATTTTGGTGGTATGACACAGAACTGCCCGGAACAACATTCTCAAACCTTCCTGCAGGGTCTACAACTCCGCGATGTGCTCTGGATGACAAGAGAGAAACACAGACAAACTCCAGTGATATAATTTTGGCGTATATGAAGGACAATAACGTATACACAAGGGAGCAAAGGGACCGATTCGCTGTTGAAAGGCTATTCCAGGCCAATGTAGAGGGGCGTATCATAAGATTGGGCTTGAGTACGGTTAACAGACTGCAGTTTCTTATTCAGGGACCATTGCCAGAGGGGTACATAGGCTGATGGCTACAAACCAAGTATTCGTTTATACGATGAACAAAGGGATTCAGAACGGTGCCTGGAGCCGTTACGAGTTTCCATTCAATATCGAATACTTCTGCCATTTGGGCAATCTTCTCTACATGCGGCATGGCGATATAGTGTCCTATGTGTTGCATGGGTCGTTGAATGACAACGGTGCGCCTTTTGATGCTTCTATCCAATGGCCATGGCTGGACTTTGGGATGCCCGGAGTAGACAAAATGCTCTACGGTTTCGATATAGTTGGCTATGGGACTCCAAGCATTGAAGTAGGGTACATACAAACAGCAGAAGGAACATTCACAGCCCCATATACCTTGCCAGCAGACTCTTTCCCAGGGCAGATGCACCAGTTTCAGTTGAACGTTCCATCCATGTCGGTGAAGCTTACTTACGCTGGTGAACAGAACTGGCAGTGGAACGCAATGAACCTTTACCTTGAGGACATGAGACCCACATCATGATCATGCTGGAAACACCACGAATGGTTGATTTGCTTTCATTGTGCGATTCGGCACGTCCTGATGAACAGCAGCAGTTCACGGCATTGACAGGACAGGACTGGGAACCCGAAGCAGTTGCCAACATTTTTTATAACAAACCAGGAGTTAAGTTTGTTGCAAAAGATCGTGGAGTACCATTTGTTGCTGGTGGATGGGAGCCAGTCATAGATGGGGTCTATCAATCGTGGATGGTTGGTACGATGGGCTTTTGGGAATCACACTGGAGGTCGATCACAAAAGTTTCTCTGAAAAGTATGATTTATATGTTCAACAATGGGGCGCGGAGATTGCAAACATGCGTTACAGCAGATCGTGCGGAAGCGTGTAACTGGTACATTCGTGGTTTGAAGATGAGGTTCGAAGGACTATTTGAAGGGTTTGGTATTCATGGGGAAGACATGGCCATGTTTGCCAAGCTGAAGGAGTAAGGCAATGTCATTCTTTAAAAAAATCTTAGGGGGGATTTTTGGTGCTGGTGGGGGTGGTGCCGCAAAAGAGTACGAGAAACAAGAAGAAGAACGCAGGGCCAATATTGAGGCAGCTCAGAAGATGCTTGAAAGCATTTTCAATTCACCGCAACGCCAGCAAGAAATCCAGCAATACATTGATGCACAGAGAGGTCTGCTGCAGTCTGATCTGAATCGGACAAAAGATGAACAGGACAGGCAGTTGAAGTTTGCGCTTGCCAGGGGAGGACTGGCTGGTGGCAGTGTTGACATTGACAAGAACCAGAACCTTGCAGAAATGTACGTCCGCGGACTGATTGAGGCGGAACGTAAGGCTCAAGGGGCAGGAGCAACCTTACAGGCAGATGATCAGGCAGCAAAACATTCCCTGTTTGCTCAAGTAGCAAGCGGACTGGACGCTACTACCGCTTCTCAAAATGCAGCACAGGCGTTACGCACCAATGTCGCTCTCGCAAGAACGGATGCCAATGTCGGTGCTTTCGATACCCTGTTTGGGAACTTGAGTGGCTGGTATGAAAACACACGGCAAGCAGCAGGGGAGAGAAAGGCGCAGAAGTATGATTTTGGCACATTGTTCGCGCCACTTCCGGCAACATACGGCAATGTAGCTGGTGCTACACCATATAACCCCGGACAAAATCAACAGTCTCCATATGGTGTTCAATGGTCATAGTGATAGGGAGGAATTAATCATGGGCGCAGCAGCAGTACCGATTGCATTGGCAGTAGCAGGAGCCGGGGTGCAAATGTATGCACAGAATAAGGCAGCTAAACAGGCTGACAGGATTGCGCTGGATAACCTGTCAAAGCAAAGACGGACGCAACAACAGGCGGATGCAAAGGTAGCGGAGACTCTTGCTGACTTGCAACGCTCATCATCAGCAGATGAGAAAGCCAGCAGGTTTGATGCCGGTGCACAGCAGTTGCGAATGAATCAGCAACGTGCATTAGCCGGTATAAGCAACACAGGCGGAGGGGAGGCTGCGACTACTGCTGCTGATACGGCAAAAGAGAAAGTAGCCGACTATGGAACCAGCATGAACGATTTATTCTCCACTATTGATGCTGCAGGTTTGCAACGTCTTGGAGAATCATTTGACAGGGCTGATCTGCATGACTCAATCGGTTTGCTGAAAAGAAATTCAATGGCAGACAGGGACATTATGAATCTGAAGCTTCAGGGGGTCAGGCCGAATCCATGGTTGCAGCTTTTATCTACTGGTTTGGGTGCTGCGGCAGGATCGTATATGCCAAAAACCATGGCTGGTGGTGTCGGTCCATGGAATACACCGACTTCCATCACCAATCCTACTCCGACATGGTTCACGAATCCGACCATGGCTGGAGGCAGCAATTTTTCAATACCGTTCAAGGTATAGGGGAGCGACATGGCAGGGTTTCGCGGTACAGCAGATGCGGTTTCCGCTTTCTTCGGCGGAGACAGGATAGAGGAGCAAGCCTTTAATAAGGAAGCGTCTCGCATAATGGCTGCGAAAAACGCACAAGCCATGTTGAATAAACGTGTGCTGGATGCTTTTGTTCAGTCAAGGCAAATTAAGGCGCAGGATGAGTTTCCCGGTTTGATTGACAGTTTTATATCAGGCAGAAAGCCTGGTGAAGCACCAGACCAGACTCAGATTGGAAATCTCGTTTCTGGTGCTGCTGCAGCCCAGGGATACAGCGGCAACTACTCAGGCAACGTGGATCAGATGCTCCAGACGCTCATGCGTCCTGAACTTATGAGTAGCAGACAGGCGGAAGGAATGACCGATCCAAATGCCATAGTTAATGCCTTCTTCAAGCCGGAACAGGTTCCGAATGTGCAGAAGGTAGGGGATTTGATTGTCGGTAATCTGTATGGTGATCAGCCTGTGGTTGATGAGGCATTGACCGCGGCGAATGCCAAAGCGAGTGCAAGCACTGACCCGTCAGGGAATTTGGCTTTGCGGGAACGCGAGATTGCCAGAATCATGCGCCAAATTGATCCTGAAACCGGACAACCATTCAGTCCCGAAAAAGCTGGCAACATCGCAGACGGATTGCTGCGGTTTGAAATCAGTGAAGCAACCGGGAAAGTGGTCAAGACGGACGTTCTGAACAACAGTGTGACAGAAATTCCGATCACTGGTGGGTCTTCAGGTATGCTTCCTTCACCACAGCCAGAAGACCAAACACTTTACAGTCTTGCAGACAATGCAACCGGACTGGCAAACACGGCAAAAGATTACTGGGCAAGGGGTAAGACTTTGCTTGGCGGAGACGCTGATCTTGAAGCTACTCAGGCTATTCAGACCATCAACACAAGCCTCCAGTCAATGATCAGGGCATTGGCAATTAATCCAAGGTTCCCCGCATACGAGCAGAAACGCATCCTTGAGGAAATCAAGATACAGCCTGGCTGGCTTACTTCACCGGCTGTAATGCGTAGCAGGATGGAGTCTATTGCCAAGAGCCTCACCGTTCGTATGGAGAACGCATTGAGGGATGCCAATGATCCAAGTGCGCCGGAAGAAGTCAGGGAGGGTCAGCGTTCCAATGCGATCATGATCCAGAACTTCCTGCCGCAATTGGGTGTTCCTGGATATGAAGGGATAGTTGAGTCTCCGATTGCAACAGAATTTAAGTCATTGCCCGGATGGGATGATCTTACTCGTGTGGAGCAGGAGGAGTACATCACCCGAACTCTGAGGGAAAGGGGGCAGTAACATGTCTGATCCGAATCCGTTACGGCAGGAATTGGAGGCACTTCGGCAAAAACAGGATGGTGGTGTAACCCAAGTTGCACAGCCATCTGCTCAACGTGAGTCCGGTGGGGTCATGGATACTCTGTCCCGCAATGTGGCGCAGCCATTCAATGAAGGAGTGGTGGATTTGGTGAATATGCCAATATCCCTGACCAATTTGATTTTGGGGGCATTCGGTGGTCCGCAGATTCCAGGAACAAGCGAACTTCAGGCATCACTGTCTGATATGGGCATGATTGCTCCTGAAGGAGAAAGAGAGGGTGGTTTTATCCCTGAATCCATGCGTATTCTTGGCGGATCGGCTATACCTGGAATGGGTGTTTCGACTCTTGGAACCCAGGTCTTAAAGCGTGGTATTCCATTGGCTGAACGCACGGCAATGCAGCATATGGCTGCTGAGACTGCCTCCAAACCTACTGCAGCCGCGGGAGCGGACATTCTTTCAAGCTTTATGGCTGGTGGTGGTGGTGAAGTGGCTCAGACGTTAGAGCCTGATAACCCCATGTCAAAACCCTTGGGTCAGATAGCTGGCGCAGTGGGAATTCCAGGAACACTGGCTGCGGCAAATTTGGCAGTCAACAAGCTTCCCCTTGTCAGGACGGCAAAAGATGCAGTCATGGACGTGCCGTATTCTTTTAATCCGCAAAGAAGGGCGGCAAATGAACTGCAGTCACGTTCTGTAAGCCCGGATGATTCCGCGGCCCGGATTGACTCGACTTCCCCCATGCCGCCAGCACTTCAAGCCGGTGATGACCGTTTGGTTGCCTTGCATAACCGTGTGCTTGAGGAAGTCTCCCCGAAGAAAGCGAAGCAGGTTGCTGCCCATATAAAGCAGACCGAATCAAAGGCAATCAAGGAAGCAACTGATTTTGGTGGAGATAAAAATGCCGTCAGAGAAGTTCTGGAGACCAAAAGCAGAAGTCTTGTGAAGCAACACCAGGAAAGGGCAAAGGCCGCAGTTGATGAGGCTAACGCGGCATTGGAAACGTCTGATCCTGGAATGTCTCCCGCTGATATAAGCAGGTCAGCACGTGAGAAAATTGATGCCGCTTTGGCCGCAAGACGTGCGGCTGAGAGGGAAGCGTGGAGTGAGGTAGACAATACCGTCCCGGCTGGTCTGGATAACACCAGAAAGGCAGTTAATGAAATCCTTGAAGCGTCTGGTCGCTATAACAAGGCCGAAGCAGTCCCTCCAAAGATTAAACAGGCATTGGATGATGAGGAGGCTTATCTGAGTCTGCTTGCGAAGGATACCTTGACAGAGGCCGAACAGACACAGCTTGACGCAATGGAAGGCATGATCTTCAAGGACATTCATGGATTGCGCCAGGAAGTGCAGGACTTGAAAGCTGCGGCAATCGGAGACCGCAGAGGGGCTGGTACGATTCGCAGACTGAATCAACTGGAAGAATCTTTGCTGGCTGATATGGAAGCGGCACAGCCTGAAGGTCTGGAGGCAGCACGTCAAGTATCCAAGGAACTGAATGATCTGTTCACTCGCGGACCCATGGGGAGGGTGCTGCAAAAAGAAGACATTGGCGTATTGAAAAATGACCCTGCTGATACCCTTAATGCTGTATTTTCCGGCAAGACGCAGGGGCGCAATGTGGAGCATCTGCTGAAAGGCACCCCGGAAGCACGGAATGATGTTGCAGACTACATCAGGAAGACGTTTATCATCCAGGCTTCAAATGCCGATGGTGTTATTCAGAAATCTGCCGCGGACAGGGTTATCAAAAATCTGAAGTCACAGCGTATATTCGAAGATAATCTGTTCCCTGATCTTGAGAATGAATTGCGTGAACTGGCAGTCAAATCAAGTCGCGCAGACATTGCTTCGAAACGGGCTGCAATTATTAAGGACCGAGGAGGCGCACGTCTTGACCGTGACAGCAAGGAGTCGCTTGCATCACTCATGTTAGGGCAGGAGAAAGGCAGTGAGGTATCGGTACTGTTCAAGCCTTCTGTCAGCAACAAGGCTCAGATTGCGCGGAAACTGAGAAGCCGCATGGAAGGTAATGCCAATGCTGTTGACGGTCTGAAGTCGCAGTATGCCAAGGAACTGATGAAACAGGCACATAAAGGCACCGATGAGACTGGTGAAGGGGTCATCAATGGGGCGAAGTACACACGTCTCCTGAAGGAGAATATGGAGGTTCTGAAGGCACTGGGGTTCGAAAAGGATCAGATTGCGCGAATGAGGCGCACCGCAGCCATTTTGAGACAAGCTCAGAAGAAAGGCGCGAAAATGCCTGAACAGATCATAAACGATGTACAGTCATCCCTTATTGACCTTCCGGTAAGCTTCATTGGTGCACAGGCTGGTGGGCATCTTGCGCGTCATACAGCCGGTGGTTCATTGCAAATGGCGGGACGTGGTGCCAGTTTCATGCGGAAGTTGTCCAAATTCCTGACGCGGAACAAGGCTGAAAGACTGCTGATTGATGCACATGACGATCCGGAACTGTACAAGGCATTGCTGATCAAGCCTTTGGGGGCAAAACCGATAAAGTTACAGGCAGCAGAGAAGAAACTCAAAGCCTGGATGCTAGGAGTTTCTTCTGAAGCTGTTGAGACGGTTTCTGAAGATCAGAAGTCGAATGGATTGTCTTCCTCCGAAGATTCAGAGGCATCCCCGTAATCTTCATCTGTTGGGGGATCAGGCTCATCTGGATCAGGCTCATCTGATGGTGATGCTTCCTTTTTCGCCTTTTTCGCCTTCGTTTTGGTCTCAGGAGCCGGTTTCTCATCCGGCTCTACCAGTTCACCCTCTATAGGCTGTTTGGAGGCTCTGACGGCATCCTGAACCTTCTGAGCAGCCTTGGACGGTTGCGGTTTTTCCATATCAAACTGCTCGTTATCCCGATCAATCAGATCAAGCAGGGAGTCATCCGCAATGGGCAGGTACTTTCGCAGCCTTTTGGCAACTGTCTTGCGGTACATTTCTGTTTTCCACAGCTTCCAGGCAGGAGAATCCTTTCCGCGGCTGGAGAGGCGAACCTTTTCCAGTTCGTCAATGGTCATGGTTTCGCGCCACTTTTCTCCGGTCTCAAGGCATGTGGCTATGGCATACGCTCCCACTATCGGGCCGCGGTCATCGAATACAAGCGGACGGTGAATGATTTTAGGATCATCCCCTTGCTCATAATGGAATTCATCATTCTTGTATACGATTTCTGCCCGTACATCAAAACCTGCTTGCGCCAGTTTCTTGCGGATGCCAAGGATCATGGGTTGCCATTGAACCTGCTTGCCATAGCAGACAAGCGCACCCTCACGTCCATCAGGCATCAGTCCATCGCTTGCTGCTCTCTGGCAAGCCAGCAGGAGACTGGTACGATCAGCATTCAGCAGTTCCGGATGTTCCTGAACGGCAACAATGGTAACTGCGGTGAACTTCTTCAGCAGAACTTCAGATTCCAGGAATTCATTGAGCGTTTCCTGTACGGATTGCTGCCGGATTTGCTGCTTGAAATGATTTACTGGCGATAGTGCTTTACTGCTCATGATTTGTACACCATTGCCTGTGCATAGCGAGGCAACAATCCACCTTCAGTCGCTTCCTGAAAAATGACGATGCCCCCCCATGGCTGACATTCGCCTTTGGGTTTTGCGTTAATTGCGAATGTTACGAGGTCAGATAACTTGTAAATGTTGTCTGCCGTTATCACGCTATATTCGTAAATGTCTTCCATATATCCTCCTAGTCTTTTGCCCATACTGGAAACTCCAGCACTTCGATTGATGTGTCATAGCTTGGCCACTCACCTGTGTCCTGACAATAGGCAAACAGGTTCAGTGCCGGTCTGTACTGCTCCCTTCCGCGGTCCAACTCTGCTTCCTGAATCTCGTACACCTTGATAGCAAACGGAGGATCACGCTCAAACGCAACCAGCAGGAACAGGTCTACAGGGTCCAGTCCTGACCATCTGATTACGTCACTGTAATATGCCGCACCCTTGAAATACTCAAAGTTATAAGCTGTTCGCTGGAACATGTGCGGTCTTGCGTCATCGGTGCTTTTGAAGTCGATGACCACATTGAGATTGGCTATACGGGTCATCCAGTCCGGTCTGCATTTGCACATGACTCCGGTTTCAGGGTCTTTTGCGAAGACTGACTGTTCAGCCTTACCCTGCAGCATATAACCCATCAGTTCAGGGTGGTTTCTGATCAGACTGCCAATGGCTTTGTATTGCTTGCACTGCTCATCCGTAATGATTTCCTTGTCACCATGCAGACTGTTCCAGTCATTCCACCAGCGAACAGCCTGTATGCTTTCTTTGCTTGGGTTTTTCGCATTGATCTGGCGCAAACTGGGTCTGTTTGGAGCATCTGGTGGCAATACAGCATGTCTGCTGTCAAAATCCCATGGCTCCAGAATGGCACAATGCAGACACTTTCCTGCTTTCATTTGCGGACTGGGTTCCTTCTGTACACGGTCAGGGTCTCGTTTCTCAGAATAAAAATGTGCTGGTGATCGGCGCACCAGTTTGAGATCAGAGTTACTGACTGCCGGATCAGCGAAATATTCTTCTTCCGGCAAGGTATAAATTCCTGGTTCCATACTCATCCCTATGTTGACATTACAGCGTACAGTGTATCCAAGTATTGCATACGTTGCAATCATTGCGTACAATCAAAATATGGATACTGCCCATCCGCCTTCCCCAAGGAATCGACGGTTCCCCCCTTTCCGTCAAGTGGGCAGTATCCATACTTACATACTGTTATCGCAAAAGGTGAGAATGTGAAAAGTGAAGTTCGTATGACTCCAGCCGATGTGGTTATGGCTGAATTGGGGGTGAGAGGTTTAGCCAGGATACTTGACGTTGCACCTTCCACCATTTGCCGATGGAGACGCGGACAAGGTAATGTCCCCTCTGGCTATCACAAGAAAATACTGGAAATCGCGGATGGTAAGATCACCGCTGACGATCTGGTGTATGGCAGATGAAAGTCAACGGGGAAAAGCATGAGAATTACCTGAAGCCTTATAAAGATGAAGAAATGGTATGTGAGGCTTTGATTCAATACGCCAACAGGCGACATGCCTATGCCATGGCTATCAGTCAAACGGGTTTCAAACATACTGACGGGACCGATCCAAGCAAAGAAGAAATACATTTTGCCATTGAAGCTGCACAGCAAGCAGATCGGTTGGTAGGGTATGCCATGGAAAAGGTTGAGTCTCCTATTATTCAGTTGCAGTAATGAGCCAAACTGCCCATGCGTGGAAGAAGCTTGGCAAATTAACCGAAGCTGACCTAGCTGTTTGCAAATTGTACGCATCCATTAGAACCATATCCGCAAGAAGAAATGGTCAAAAAAGACCATTTTCAACTGGTGGTGTAGATCATGTGGCAAACGATGAAATGGGTTTGGTTGCAGAACATGCGTTCTGTAAGCATCACAACATTTTTCATGAACTGGTTTTCGGTGGTCGTGATAGCGGATATGACTGCATACTTAACGGCCAAAGAATTGATGTAAAAGCTATTTCCAAACCGCATCATAACCTTCTGGTGAAGCGATACGCTCATGTTTATGAGCAAGTAGATATATATGTTTTGGTGTATGTGGATGGAGCCGAAACCTACATAGTTGGCTGGATGCGAAAAGATGATGTAGTGAGACCGGAAAACATGACACAGCTTGAAAAAGATAGTTGCTACCGAATATACCAATGTGATCTGAATGCTTGGACATAAAAGATTAAATGGTTGAGTTATGGCCATTTCAGGACACATTGGTCAGAAACCTCCGAGAAGCCATAAGATCGGGGAGTTCATCCCCGCTACTTGTGTCTCCCACTGGGTCAGGCAAGACCGTAATGTTCGCATATCTTACGTCAAGGTTGGCGGGAAATGGTATGCGTACCGTTATCTTGGCGCACCGCAAGGAACTGCTTGATCAGATATCGAATACCCTGCAAGACTTTTCTGTTGCTCACAATCAAATAACATCCGGTGGACGCTATAACAGCCTCCATAAAACACACGTTGCTTCTGTATTCAGTGCTGTGCGTAGACTGCAATACATCAAATGCCCTGATTACGTGATCATTGATGAAGCGCATCATGCCATTCCAGGTTCCACGTGGAACAAGACACTGGATCACTGGCGCATGGCAAAACCAAATCTCAAGATTATTGGGGTGACTGCGACTCCGGAACGTCTTTCCGGCGAAGGGTTGGATGACACTTTCGATCGCATGATCCTTGGACCGACTGTGGCTGAACTGATTGAGCAGGGATATCTGTCTCCATACCGTATGTTTGCTCCGCCGCGGCAGGTAGACATGACAGGGGTGCATAGGAGAGGCGGAGATTATGTTCGCTCAGAAGCGGCTGAGAAGATAGACAAGCCCACTATTACGGGTGATGCCATAGCGCATTACCAGAAGCATCTGAATGGTGCGCCTTGTGTTGCGTTCTGTATTTCTGTGGAACATGCTTATCATGTTGCTGAACAATTCAAAGCTCAAGGCTGGAAGGCAGCAGGAATAGACGGCAAGTTGTCTGCCAAAGACCGCAAGGAGCGGGTAGATGACTTCGCCGCGGGAAGGTTGAATATCCTTACTAGCTGTGACCTTGTTTCAGAAGGATATGACGTTCCTGGAATGATGGGTTGCATCAATCTCAGACCTACAGAATCCCTGTCATTATGTCTGCAGCAATGGGGCAGGACGCTTCGGAGGAAAAGCGGCAAGACCGCGATTATTCTGGATCACGTGGGCAACTCTGCTAGGCACGGTCTTCCGGACATGGACCGGGAGTGGTCGCTTCAGGGGGCAGGGAAAAAGAAACGGGAACGTGATCCTGACGATATCGGCATCAAGCAATGCAAATACTGTGGTGCCGTGAACGCATCCACAGAAAAAAACTGCAGGGAATGCGGCAAGGAATTTGAGGTAAAGGCACGGACCATTAATCAGGTCGAAGGGAATTTGGAAGAAATCAAAGAGGCTGAAAAAGCGTCATTTGTGCGTCTCAGGGCCGCGGCACAAGACCTTGAAGCACTGGTAGAGATAGGCAGACAGCGTGGCATGAAAAATCCGCACGGTTGGGCGCGACATGTCCTGGATGCAAGAGACGCAAAACGCAGGAGGACGGCATGACAACTGAATTTGAACACAAAGACATTCCAGTATCACTGGACTGGCAGCTTGAATCTAAGGCTGACAAACTTTCTGGAGAAATCGAACTGGTAACAAAAGTTGCTGACCGTGTTCAAAGGGAATTGGTCGAAACCAAAAGCCAGCACGTCATGGACCGTCTGAAGGAACTTGGTTGGGTTCCGCCAAACCCACCAAGCATTCATCTGTCAAAAGAAATACGCAATCAATACGGTCCAGCCATAAAGGATTTGGTATGGCAGGAGCATCGTATTATTGATTTGAACCGCAGTGATCTGCTGGTAATCATTTCCTATCTTGGGTCTGCTGTGAAAAACCTTCTGAGAGAGCGTGATGAGCAAAACAAAGAAAACAGACAATAGGAGAATCGGGAAGTTTTACGTCCCGCAGCATATGTATCAGAACCACCTGGATAACATGCAGAAGTTTTTCATCATGATTGGTTTCGTGCCGTTCAGGGTCGAGTTTCTTGCATACATGGATGTATTCGAAATGATTGGGCATAGTCCTTTGTTTGAGGTATCAAAAGACGGTGAATATGTAACCGAATACCATGTTTTTCCTGAACTGAATGAAGACAATGAAATGATATCTGTGTCCGTCAGGAAGAAATTTGAGGGTCTTGACATACAGACGCACTAGCCGGTTAAATAGGTTTGTGCGCGAAACGCCTCTCCTCAAACGTATCATGCTTGCCTGTTCACGAGGAAGGTCACGGCTTTGGCGGAATAATGTCGGTGCACTGCGGGATGCTGAAGGCAAGTGGCTGCGTTTCGGAATAGCAAATCCAGGGGGGTCCGATCTTATCGGCTTGCATTCCCTGACAATCACTCCTGAACATATAGGAAGAACGTTCGCTATATTTGTCGCTTTGGAGGTTAAAGGGAAAGGCGGCAAGGTGACAAAAGAGCAGCAACTTTTCATAGATTTGGTACAATCGTTTGGCGGAATTGCGGGGGTTGTTCGAACCGTGGAACAGGCAGAAGACATGCTGTTGACATGAGGGCATACATATAATAGAGTGACAGTCCACCTGAACTGGACTATCGAATGCTCCCGAACAGTCGCCACTCGCAAACAATCCAGGGGAAGCTGATTCCCCCCTGCTGCACCCTTCATCCCTTTTCGAAGCAGCGGGTACAGGTAACGGCACTCCGGTTGTCGAATCAGCGTACCGGAACATTTTTCGCGCCACACTCGTATCTTCCATTTGCTCATGTACCCGTTAACTCTCCATTAAAGCGAAGGGGGTGCGGGTGTGGCCATTGATTTTGAAGCAGTCCGCCAACAGTATGAACTTCCTGATGTAGCCGCACGTTACTGTGATGTACGTTTACGTGGCTCAAGATGGTGGTCACTCTGCCCCTTCCATGACGATAAAATAGCCAATAACTTCAATATCTACAGGGGGCATGATGGGATATGGAAGTTCCGCTGTTTCGCTTGCGGAGAAAACGGGGATGTGATCGACTTCATATCCCTGATCAATAATTGCTCACCATCAGAAGCAGTCGC